CTGCATAATTTCATCATAATAAACTTTTTTAAAAGCTGATCCTGCTAAAGGTAAATAAAATAAAAGTTGATCAAACTCAGGAGTGTATTCCTCCATCTGTTCCATCAACATATAATTCATAAATTCTTTTATACGTCCTGCCTGTTCTTCTCTTTGTGGATTTCTTTCACCAACAATTTGTGTGTTCACAGGACCCTCAGAAGGTAATAATTCTTTGTAAGCCTGAGCTTGAAACTGTGTTACAGATTCAGCAAGTAAAGGATGTGTTACACTAGAAGCACCTCTGAAAGGTTGTGACTCATCACTATATTTAAAACCAAGTAGATCAAGTCCAGAGGTATACCCTTTTTCCCAATCACTTCTTGATTCTTTATCTTTTCTATAATCTGTAATTAATTGTGAAGCTAGAGAACCTAAAATTCTTTCATCTAAATCTTCAGCAATATTTTTATAAAATTCTTGTTCTGCTTGAGCCTCTTCCGCAGCCATTTCCATTTCATCACTTGGCTCTTGAATCTCAACTTCAACAGGTTCAAGTTCGACCTGCTGGTCTAAATTATCTTCTTCATCCATTAGTACAACCTAGTTTTTTTTGTTCTTGCAAGTTTAACAGGTACTTCAACAAAGTCACCTTCTTTTTTTCCCATACCCCTGATTCTTGAACTTATATTATCAGGATCAGGCATTGTAAACATACGTTCTTTTTGCATATCTGCTCTTTTTCTAGCTGCATCTTTTGCTTCAATGTCAGCTATTAAATCAGGCGGATCAAGTTCAGTTATAACATCTTCTCCTGATTCAAATGGGTTGGCATCACCAAGCATATCAAGTGCCATTTGTTCTTTAACTGAATCTCTTATTCTTTTTTTATCTATTGCCATGCGTTATATTACCATTTAAAAATGTCTACGACTAGCCCACCTGTTTTCTTATACAGTTTAAATCTACTGTTTCTTAAATTATCATTAATCTTTATAGCGTATGTAGTAAAATAATTTCTTGAATCGCCAGGATCCATTCGTTCAACAGTAGCACCGCTTCCAAAACTATATCTTTGAAAATATTCCTGAGCTTCGCTTGCTGTTCTGAAAGCTGCTTCCACTGACACATCATCATCTTTGTCATATAGCATGTGTTGGTTGTTAAGCTTTGAAATTATTTTATATGGTTTAGCAGGATTACTTTTAGCCACTTTGATTAATTTATATTCTGTGTCGTATTGTTTAGCAATTTCTTTAAAAACTTTTGCCATAATTGAGTCTGCCTTTTCATTTGTTTGTACAGCCCTGTCTACACCCTCAGGTGGATTTTTTATTGCAGCTTTGACACCCTTCATACCCATTTTTCCTGTGGGTGTTCCATAAAATTCAAAGTCTCCGACATACCCTTGTAGTTTAGGTCCAAATGATCTGTCACTCATTTTTGTTGCCATTGCTAAAGTTGTGGGTTGTCCTGCTACCCACTCAACTTTTTCATCAAGTTTTGGTGCTTGTTTAATAATACCTTTTACAAAGAAACGTGCATAGTTTTCTCTGTCTTTTTTACCACCCGTAATTAAAGGCATGTAATCATAGCTTTCACGATTGGACACGTTTGCATCTTTCATAGCTTGAAAGGTCTCAACACGTGCTTTTGCATCTGTTACTTCTTTTCTTATTTTTTGTGGATCAAGTTTATAAAAGTTTTGTGGGTCTGTAACAAAGTCTTGTAATCTTTTTTGGTTTTGTGCTACATCATCAGCTGCCTCATCAAGAATTGCATCTATTTCTTGTCTGCCCATAGGCATTGATCTTTGTTTCTGTGCACGTATTGAATTTCTAAATTGTTTAGATACGTCTGATTGTATCTCTCCAATTAAGGCAACTTTTTTATCATCTACCTGATTTGTGGTTGGGTTCAGCATATTGTTTATAGAGTAACGCGCGTGTCCTATGGTGTTTTTATTACCTAAACCTGAATGACCCACACCTTGTAAGTCTCGTGGTAATTTGTCTATGTCCACAAATGTTTCAACATAGTGATCCGATCCTGTAATCCTGTAACTACCTTGACTCGCATAAGAAGGCATTTGCAAATTAGACATATTCATCAATCCTTGAACTTCTTTATGTGCCTGTTGATACGCTTTGATTTTGTTTGGTAAGTCAGAGGGTACATCTTTACTAAAACTCTTTTCAACCAGGTTTCTAATTCCCGTTACTAAAGGACTTCCTTTAGAAAAATTTGTTAAATTTTCAATCCTCACGCCTTGTGCTGCAACAGCAAAATTAGAGCTACTGCTATATTTTTGCGCGTCTTTTAAACCATCTTCTAAGTATTCTACGGGTATAGATGCTTTTTTTAAAACCTCTGGTTTAGTTTGTCCAAGTTTAATAACATCTTCATAAATACTTACTTTTAATTTATTCAAATCATTAATCTCATCCTGAATTTTAGGATCAATTTGTTTAACTGTGTACTTAAAATTGTTGAGAGGGTTTTCTCTTATAAATCTAAATAACGTTTGTTTTGAAATAGATTGATTAGCATCAGCTGCTGCTTTTAATAAACCACCAACAGCTTTACCTGAATCATCAAATCTGAGTATGTTTGTATCTTCTAACTCATCCCTTGTAATATTTCGCACCACACTTTGGTAACCAGGCATTTTATATTTACCATGATCCTTTATAGGATTTAAAACATTCATCCAATACTGTGCAGGCATTTTTTTTACATTTGGATCTGTAGCTACAATGTCGTACAACGATGAACCATAATCACCTGCTCCACCTGGTTGATTTATTTTCATAGCAAAATCACCATTACTCAGAGGAGAGTTTGTAGCAACCTTTTGTTGACGCTTGTAAAGATCAACTAATTCTGGATCTTCAACTTCAGCACGACCTCTGGCTGAAAGGGTCGTGAGCCCTTGTTCTTGTTTACTGATTGCTGGTAAAGTAGTCTGAGTTATCGGATCAACGTCCATGGTAACTTCTTCAGCTACTTCAGTTTGTTTTGGTTTTGTGCCGTAGAATTCATCTACAGCAGCTTTACCTTTTTTAAGTAATGAAATTATTCCTTTTATCGCCATTAGTAATACCTGTATTCTTTTGGAGGTCTATCCTCGTTATCTACATAGTCTGAGTATAACGCAACAAAGTTGCCTTGACGATACCTTAGTAACGCTTGTGTTGTTGAATCAACAAAATCATCATTAGCACCATTTGGAAACGCAGCACATTCGTCAATAACATCATACGCAAATTTTTCACCAAATGGAAACCATACTTGTCCTGATTCAAAAATTGGTGCCACAACATTTACGCGCGTATGTTTATCATTACCACGTGTCGGAACAAAAGGAACAACAGGTATACCCATTTTTCTAAACTCTTGTGTCAAAGGTTCACCACTCGCTTTCTGCTCGATAACAATTGTTTCAGGTTCCCAATACTTGTATGTCGACATCGCTACAGCCTTTAATTCTGGAAAATCAAATTTACCCCGTAAGGCATCAAGTAAAATTATATGTGGTGAGCCTCCTTCTTCTGGAAAAAAAATACCCCACGTTGTAATTGCAGAATAGTCAGCTGTTTCTTTTTTACTAAACGCTGTATCATAACTCTGTATCACATGCATCAAATTAGGTATGTGCCCTTTCCATGCTTGCCACCATTCTCGTTTTATAATTGCACCTTCCTCACTGGTAGGATTCTGCATATACTGTGCAGACCAGTTTCGTATAGGCACAGATGCTTTGATCTTTTCTAATTCTTCTAAGTTCCAATACTCAGGCCAGACTGGGTTCCCTGAGTCGAGGATCGCTGGAAATGAAATTTGACGCCATGTATCTGCTTTAGGTTCCGTTTGAGCCTTCAATAATCTACCTGTTAAATCATCTTCTGCCCACCTTGTCATTACAAGCAAAATTGAGCCTCCAGGTTGTAAACGTTGTCTTGGTCCGGAGGTATACCAATCAAAAGCACGTTCCATAGCAGAATCAGACATTGAGTCTTGTTCCGTGTGTGGGTCATCAATAATCAGTAAATCCGCACCACGACCCGTGATGGACGCACCGACGCCAGCTGCATAGTATTCGCCACCATGATTAGTTTCCCATCTACCTTTTGCTTTGGAGTCCTCCCTGAGTTTTACGTCACCAAATATTTGTTTGTACTCTTTAGAATCAATTATGTTTCGAACCTTAGAACCGAATCTTACTGCAAGTTCTGTGTTGTGAGACACTTGCATTATTTTCATTTTCGGGTACTTACCGATGATCCATGCTGGAAAATATACGGAAGCAAATTCAGATTTAGTATGTCTAGGGGGCATATTTATAATGAGCCTCCCTTTTTTTTCATAAGCTATGTTTGTAAACTCATTAGCGATTATCTGGTGATGTCCCCATTTATTCTTGTCTTTTTCTTTTCTACATATAAAGTCTGGCCATACCTCTTGAACAAAATATAAAAAATTATCCTGACAAAGTTTTATGTGCTGTATCCACAGCTGTTCTACTTTGAGCCTCAACTTTTCAGTAGGCATTACTGATGGTTTCATGGGCGATATTATAACTAAAGTTTTGTGTTCTGTATACATTTATGTATCTTGACTAAAGCCGCCACGTCGAGTGCTGTCGTGGTTTTTCTAACGAGATTTTAAAACGACAATTTAAATTTATGTCTAAACGTGAATTGAGCCTTGTAAATTTGACAAAAAAAAACGGCATGGGAAATTTCTCATGCCGTTTTAAGTTAGGAAAGTATATAAATTATACTTTATTAAAATAATTATCTTTTAAAAAATCTAATGCATTATAAACAATTTCACTATCCAAATTCTCTCGAATATCTTTAGATTGTTCATCGTCTAAATATCCTGCAATATCAATTTTATTTTCTAAAGCAGTACGCATAAATTTATATGCGTACTTGTAATTTTTTACTTTATTATCAGTCATAACTACCTACCTAATATTTGAAGTCTTACTGCTTGTAAGTCCTGTTGAATATCATTCATCAAATCTTGAGATTGTTCATTCTGATATTTAGAACAATGTTCAACAATTCTATCTTCAAGAATTTTAGCAATAAGCATATTGTTAAGTCTATGTCTAGTCTCCATAGAATTAACTTCATTATTATTAGTGTTTTCGGTGATAGAAGTATCCCCATTATTTAGGGATACTTCATTATTCATTAAGTTAACAATGTCTCTTACTCTAGTCATTATTAACCTCAACAATTAAATCTTTTCTCACAGAATTTTTTTTGTGATACTTTGATTTACTTTTTTCGCTAGTTAATATTTCTGGAATTACTTTTGCAATTTCAGACTGATTAATGGAATAACTATTAGATAGTTTTAAAACAATATCAACATTTCCAATAGTCTTATGATGTAAAGATTTTTTAGAATTTTCTACATCAACATTAAGAATGTCATTAATGATAGTATTCATTAATTCTTTTCTTACTTTAGTTAATTGTGAAATTTTATTCACAGTCAACAAATATTTCTTAAGAGTTTGTTCCTCTTTAGAAGTTTTTATTTTTGTAATTTTTTTCATTTGTGTACCTTCCTTAAAATGAGTTATTATTACTCTTTCAGTATACATTTTTTTTAAAGAAAAAAAAACAATTTTTTTACTTCATTTTTATTTTTTTTAATAAAAATTTTTTCGCCTGGCGCCCGCGGCGAACTTTTACGAAAGTCCCGAACCCGTTTATTTTTGGCACAAACGGGAACGGGACAGGGGAAGGAACTGTTTAATCTGTGACTATGTTTACTTGTTTATCCATAGGGAATAATTTTCTTAATCTTTTAAATGAATGATAGACATGATTTTTTGGCTTGCCCTCCTCTTGCCAATGTCGTTCTTCTTCCTTGCTATACATACTGAGTATGTATAGCAAGTCATTCATTTCTTGTAAGTTTAGTTCTACGAATGTATCACCTTTTGTTTTTAACATATTCTAAAACCTCCTGAGTACCTCGCAAATTTTATGAACTCCTTGACATTTTCCACATCGAATGGATAGCTATCGTCCCAACTTCTAGTAGCATAGACTTCTTGCCATTGTGTCTTATATGGTTCAGGATAATCTCGTGGCACAAAGTTATCATCAGGAAAATTTCTTTTGACTGCGTCTTGAACTTCTTTCAATCTCGCCTCCATTTTTTTATTATGCTCTCTTGCAATTTTACTATTCTTCTCGATAGATTTCTGCAAGTCATCACAATATCCAGATTTAATTAAATCGCTTAACTTGTTAGCAATTTTAATCGCTTGTACCTTAGTGTATGTAGTGCCATCATTATGGTGCAAACTCTTTCTTTGTTCTTCAGAAAGATATTCGCCACATTTATCGTGTATAAGTTCCGCTAATGGTCTCCACCACCACACATTATTACGGAAATAAACACCAGGGTTTTCTTCTTCAAATTTTTGGTTAGCTTTGAAGAAATTATCTTTTTCTTCTTCGGTTGCTGTATTCCAATTAATTTGTTTTGGTCTTTTGCTTTTAAGTTTTGGCTGTAAGCCGTATATATCAAATCCCATTTTTTCGTCCTTTCTAATGAGTTAATAAAATGGTTCATTATTATTATAACAATTTTTTACATATTCGCAAAACTTTTTTTGTCCTATTTAATTTTTTTGTACACCAGTCCATCCGCCATCACGGCGCTGCGCTGCAGGGCCGTTGAAACTACAAATACGGTCCAAGATCCTTACGAAACGAGAAACGGGAAACGGCATGTCAAAAAATCCAGCATAACCAAATGAGTATGCCCACACATAAATAAGACATTGCTCGTGGCATTAAAACAAATAACACCACGAGGAACATAAAGTAATACAATTAATGTACTCCTTGACTTGCAGGAAAGTTTACCACTTTCTTTTCAAACTTTTCTTCTGCCTCTTTTTCATCATCTAGCTTTTGAGTAATCATACGTACCATAGAAATAATTGTATCGCTAGCCGCTTCTCTAGATGGAGCGCATTCGAAAACACCCTCAAGTGCCGCGAACAACCCTCCTTTGATTAAAGCTTCAGGACTATACCTTTCATGCATCTCGCCATACTTAACCATCATTTCTACGTATGCCTTGTGCATTTCTTCAGCTTTGAATTTTGTTGATTTTTTTTTCTTCATATAAACACCTATATTATAAAAGTTAAAGTTAATATTACAACCCTAGTATATAAGAGCATGTGCTGCTGTCAATAAAATTCTACAGGCTGCGCCTGTTTTTTGTGAGCTGGCCGCGCACGAAAAAAGTCCCCAATGACTGCGTGTTTCAGGACACTGTTTCATCACGCACCGCCGATGGATTTAAAAAAGCCCAGAAAACTGGGCTTCTTGTGTGATGTTTTCCCCGCTGCGCGCAGCGGAGAAACGAATATATAAAAAGTCCCAGTTTTTCGGTATTTTGAAACGGGAATCCAGATCCGAGAAGCTGTGTCCTGGATCAGGACTGGATGGCAGGAAATCAAAAAACCCAAGAAAACTGCATGTTTCAAGAGGTAGCTGATGGATCTAATTCCGCTGCGCCCGCGGGGTCAGCTGCTAACAACAACAAATCACGAATGTGTTTTTTGTGAAACGGGAAACGGGAAACGGGAATCGGGATTCCAGGCTCACGAACCACGAGAAGTTCGAGGCACCTCTTCGAGGGGGACGCATTCAGAATAAAACATCTGCCACCAAGTTTGATACGTTTCAAATGAAAGTTAATCTGAAATTTAGAAAGCCCTGCATTCTTAGCATCATTTGCTTTTAATTCTACCCAAAATTCTTTACCATCGATTATGCCGTTAACATCAGGGATTCCGTTGATTGTGCTTGATTCTATTCTGACTAAATGCCATGTTGGTTCAGTCTTTTGAATCAGGTTAATGTACCTCCAAAGTAGTGACTCTTTCAAGGCTAATCTTTTGTATTTTGTTTAGGTAAATATACGGACACAAAGGCACCACATTCGGGACAACTTAGATGAGTTTCCATACCATAATCATCGTTTTCATCTTCAATGTTATAATCATTTTCCCATTTTAATTCTGTATTACAATGCCAACAATTCATTTTTCTGGTGTTACATCTATAATATTAGCATTATCATTTATTTTGTTTTCTAATTCCTCAAGTCTTTTTTCAAGTTGATCGCGTGACATTCCCTCTAGTGTTGTATGTGCAATTTCTTTTTTATCTACAAATTGTCCTGCCAGCTGGCCTGATCTAAACTCAGCATTTATAGCTCCAGTGTATTGACCTTTAATTTCAGCTCCGTTTCGCAACCTTTCAAATATTTTATACCTTCTCAATTTATCTTTTTCATATTTCTCTTGCTCTTGCTGTAATTTTATTTCTAAATATCTACACACGTGTGGGTTTAAATTAGGATTTGTCAATCTGGACGCTAATACCATAGCAGCATCCTTACTTTTAGAACTATATCCAGCTTTTATCAGGGCGTCTGTCTTAGTAATCTGTCCCCAATTGTCAACAAGAATATCTATGAATGTTTTTTGCTTTGTTGTTAAGTCATCTACAGTTCTTAACTGTTTGCTTTTTTGGGGCATCTTTTTTTACCTTTTTATAAATGAATGGACTGTAGCCATTATAAGTAAATTTTTCATCATAATTCATACAAAATAGTATAATGTATTTACATAGAAAGTAAATTTTAAAAAAGAAATTGCAGCACTTTGTCCATTAGAACTAAGGTCTATTCCTAGTTTTTAGGAATTATTCCTAGTTTTTTCCTAAAATATTTTGCAATATTTCCTAGTTTTCTCTTGTTTTTCCTAGTTTCCTAAAATATTTACTATGTTTTGAACTTTTTTAAAAAAAAGTTTGTATAGAATGACATTGTAGGGTATATTATTAATGTTAGCTGATTTATCAGTCAGGGGGGTTTGGTTAGATTTGTCACATAAATTCATACCCCCCTTTTTTTCTTGACTTTTGAGAGTTTGCTTATATTATCTTTTTAAGGTAGTATATGACATGTGAGTTAATATTACAAACGCCTTTCTGCAATGTTGTATACTACCCTTCTTGAAATATTCTGCGCAATCACAGCTGTTATAAGCATCTATTTTTATGGTAGTAAATCTTGGTACGCACCATTGTTTGGTTTTTTTTCACAGATATTTTGGGTTTGGTGGGCTTTTTTAGGGTTTCATTATCCCATGCTGCTATTAAGCGCAGCAATGATATTGACACATTTCAGAAATCTAAAAACTATGGGCACTATGCGAAAACTGAAACAAATACTGTCGAACAAGAAACGTCTTCGGTAAAATTAATTGTGTCACGCAGTTCATCTAATTTCTTTCTAATTAATCTTTTTGAATTAGGCTCAGCTACTAACATTTTTTTGTACAATTTGTCATAGGGCCACCACATAACTTGACGCACATTAAAATAAATTTTTTTTTGCTTTATAGCTCTTATGTAACACTGCTGCACATCTTCTGGATCAATTCTGCCCCAGTTACAAACATCATTAAAATCTTTTGAATTGCCGGTTATCCAATTATGGGCGTAAATTTTTTGCAAACTGGACTTTCTATCAGAATTTAGGTTAGAGCAATCTTCAAGAGCGTTAACGACTACAGCTCTCCACAATTTTTCTTCAGGATAAAAATCTTCTGAGCTAACAAATATACGGGTAAACTTCAAACCCATGATTCTATACAATTGCGGTGAGGCTCCCATCAATGACCATAAGTTTTAATTAAAGTAACAAGTAGATCTTGATATTTTTCTTTAAATGGCATCAAAGATACATCTTTTTTAGATTCTTCCTTAAATTTTCTGTAATCTACATATATTCCGTTAATAAAATCGGTTCTCTCGTCTGGATCCATACCATTAGGGTCCACTAACTCGACATTTACTTCAGTGTCTAGTATTGCTTCCCAATCAAATTTTTTATTAATAGCCACTTTAGTATTATATCTTTGCGTCATCTTTAAAACTACCCTTTATTAACTTAAATTTTTGTTTTCTTTTAATATCCTTGTCTTTCTTTGCCATAGAGGCATCATGCAGAAGCCCCAAGATATCATCATTATCATATCCAGGATTCGCTCCCATGTACAATTCATACATTAATTGCACAATTCTGTCGTAGTCTCGTTCATCTAAACGAGCTGCCATGATTTTAAATTCTTCATAAACACGTTTACAAATAGCCATAGTAACTCCTTTCTAATTAACTATCCTGGCCCCTGTTCCGTGATTCTTGGTACTTGATATTTCTACTTTTATACGTGGGTAACTGACTATCGCAGTTTGGGCACACGAAC